GGAAGGGTGGGTGAACAGGTTGGTACGTGTCCCGCCCAACACCAGCTGGGATATGTACCCCGTGCCGCTCGGGCGCTGGACCGAGAAGGTGTGCGACTCGGAGGCAGTGGGGACGCGGTAAACGTTCGCTGAGTAGGCGCTGGCCGCGAGCATGAGGTCTGTCTCTGACCACCCAGCAGACGGGGTTGTGGCCGTGACGGTGCTGGCCGCGTCGGTGCTGTAGGACATGCCGAAGACAATCTGCCCCGGCCCTGCCGTCTGCGCCGGGGAGGACTGGAGGCCTGTACCCGAGGCGGTCACACCGACAGCTGTGGCCGTGACGCCGTTCGCCATCGCCACAAAGAGGCTGCGGGCAACCGCAGTTCCCGTAGTCGTGATGGTTCCGCTGGCTGTTGCCCCAACGCCAACCCAGACATCAAGGACGCCGTTGGTCGAGATTGCTGACGGCACCCGGCTCCATGTCGCGCCACAGCCTGTGACTGCTGAGATGCTGGCGGACACGCCGCCAGTGGCTACGAGGAGGACAAGCACGTCGCCGGGTGCGGGTGTATCGGTGACGGCAACCGCCGGGTTCGCTACAGCGCCGGGGGCTGCGGTGTAGGTGTGCCTGACATCGACAGGCAGTGTCTCAGTGGATGTGGAGGCGTTGGCTGCCCCGTCCCACACGTAGCGGAAGCCTGTCGCGGTCGTTGAACCATCGAAGAACTCGCCCCCCGCACCGACTTCGAGAATGGCCGCGTCAACATCGAGGGTGTTGCCGATGGACCAGTTGCGTCCGTAGCCGCCTGCGTTCGGGAGTACCACCAAGCTGTAGCCCGTGCCGCCCACGGCGCTGGCTGTGAAGGTGAGCTTCGTCCAGGTATTCGCCGGGACATCCACAGCTGGGCCGGTGGGCGTGTTGAGACTGCCACCCATGCTGAGGCGCAGTCTCTGTGCCACGTTCACACGGACCATGACAGATGCCGTGATAGACCCTGCGGGTACGGTGGAGGTGGTTGCCAGCACCATGCCACCGCTCAGCGCACTAGAGCCCGTCGTCCACGTCATGCGGGCAAAGGAGTTGCCTGCAAAAGCCCCCGAGGCGGGGCGCGTCAGCGAGCCCGCACCGGAGGTGCCGTAGTCGGGCGTGACACCTGTGAGGTCCACCTCGAATGAGGGGTTGGTCATCAGGTTAGTGCGAGCTGCCACGGGGGTGGTTCCTTCCCTAAGTACAGGAGTGGCGGGGCACTAAGGCCCCGCCACGGTTTTGGGTGTCGGGAAGGTTTAGCTCTCGGTGAAGGTGAACGTGACCGTCACGGTGTCCTGCGTGGAGAAGGTCTGAGAGGTCACGGTGTTGCCGTCGAGGTAAGTGCCGCCCGTCGCTGCCGAGTAGACACCCGTTCCGACAACGGTGCAGGCCGGTACGTCGAAGGTGGCCGTAGCCGTAATGACGCCGCCCGAGGGAGCGCCCCAGGTCAGCGCCTTGCGGGCGTAGGCAGGGGAACCGCCCGTAACCTCGGTGCCAGCGGAGCCACCCGGAGCCGTGGTGAACAGGGCGCCGTATGCCGCCGCCGTGCCGTAGGCGCTGGCGAGGCTGTTCTTCTGCGTTGAGGTCTGAATTGCCATGCGATGTTCTCCTTGAAGCTATTCGACCTCAACAAGGCCGAGCGATAGCCCAATTCTATCAAACCTCTTTGTCTGTATATTTCCTGTGAGATTTTCAGTAAATGACACAGCTCCGACGCCCTTGCCCGGCAACCGGGTGGAATCGCCCGTCGAGCCGGTGAGGTTGATGTGGTCCAGCGTCAGGGTCGAGCCGGAGGGAACGTAGAGCTCCAGCTTGATCGCGCTGTAGGTGTTGGCCGCGCCCTCGGCGGCAGAGATGATCGCCACCGGGCCGGGCGAAGTGCCTGGCACACAGGAGACTGGGGAGGTCCAGAGGTTGGTGGCCGCGTTCAGCAGTGAGACCCGGACGGCGCCGCTCCCGGTACGCGCACCCCAGAGGCGCAGGTATGCGGGCTGGCCCGGCACCGTGGCGATGATCTGGGGGATGCCGGTGTCCGGGAACTGCCCGAGGTTGCTGAAGGTCACCGCCTCACCCGAGAGCGCCACGGCGCTGGGGACACCAACAGGGGCAGCCCAGGCGCCCGCGACGTGGCGCAGCATGTAGGCCGAGGCCCAGCGTGTCGGCAGGATGTTGCCGGCAGAGTAGTTGAAGTCCACGAGGTAGTACGGACCCCTGCCATAGACCCCGGTGTAGATGTCCACGAGGTTCTGCAGGTCAGTGGTCCCGGCCTTGTACTCCAGCTTGTAGCGGAGGTAGGGCGTGGGCGCCTCATAAACGTGGCGTCCGCCGGATACCAGAGTGGTCTCCTCAATGTCCCGTCCGTGGTCCCATCCCATCCCCGCCTCGGGGTAGGGAATCGGCAGCATTCTTCCGAGCGGGCCGAACAGCATGGTCTTGGCGGTCATTAGCGTTGTCCTTCTGCAGCAAGTTGCCGGTTGCCGGCGTTGGCGGATTCCGCGATGACGCGGTTCTCGGTGAACAGCTTGATTTCCTGACGCATCTCGGCCATGGCCGACAGGGTGGCCGCGCCGAGCTCCACCACGGAGTCGCGGATCGAGCCGGCCCCGCCGCCCGCGCCGGAGGGTGAGCCGCCCATGCTGAACTTGGGCAGGCTCATGGTGCGGATCGCATTCATGAAGTCGAGGCCGTAGTAGTCCACGGCAGGCTCGGGCTGGATGAACTCGCGCGAGCGAATCCCGATCAGGCCCTTGCCGTCCACGCTGGCCATGAGGTTATCCACGGTGGGGTCGCTCGGGGAGCGGCCGGGAACCTGCCCGCCGCCGTAGAAGCCCCGCATGGCCTTGCCGGCGAGGCCGCCCGTGTAGGCGCCGCCGCGCAGGCTGCCGTTCTGCCGACCGCCGATGGAGGAGCCCGTGCCTGCAGGGTCTTTCAGCGTGATCTGCAGGTTCGCCTCGGCGCGGGCAATCGCCCTCGCAACGTGTGCGTCGAAGGAGCTTGTGTCAGCCGCAACAGGGATCACCACACCCCGGCCTGCCCGGTCCATCTGCGCCTGAACCCCGCCGATGGCTCCCGAGGCCTGCCCGGTGTCAGCGGTAACCGTCGTGGGCTTGACCCGGGGCACCGCGTTGACGACGCCGATGTAGCGTTCGAGTGAGCCCTGCAGGTTGCCCACGGCAGCCTTGTTGAGACCCAGCTGCCCCGCGTCGATCTGGTACTGGGCCGTCAGGCCCTGTGCGTACCGGCGGACCTCATCGGTGGTGTGACCGGCGGCAGCGTAGGCGCCAATCATGTCGATGACCTTGGTTTCGAGGTTGCGCAGCGCCTCGCGGTTGGCGATGGCCGCATCCGAGTAGCCGGTGAGCAGTCCAATGCCAGCCTGTACCGTCGCCGCTTCCTTGTTGGAGGCGTCGATTTCCTTCTGCTTCGCGGCAGCGTTGTTCAGGGACTCCTGGGCCTGCTGGCCGTAGTCGGCAGCCCGGTCCACCTCGCCGTACTTCATCGAGATGCCCTGCTCGATCTTGGCCTTGTTGGCTGAGATGAGCTCCTTGTCGCGCTCATCGTTCAGCTCGCGCACCTTGTCCCGCAGGTCAGCCACCTGCTTGATTTCATCCTCGCGCTTTTTGGCGATGGCGTTGAGCGCGGAGTGGTAATCGTCGGTGGCCTTGGTCAGCCCGTACTGCTGGTTGTAGGCAGACATCAGCGCGGTCTTCAGGCGGTTGCCGTAGTCCTCCGCTGCCTGCACCGCGTCGTCAATTCCGTCCGCGATGTCCTTGGCTGCATCCTTGGCGGACTTGCCGGCCTTCTTGGCTGCGTCGGCTGCTTTGTTGTAGCCGTCAGCGATGCCGCGCATGGGCGTGGAGGGAATGGCGGGCCGTACCTGCACCGGAGCCTTGACAGCCCGGGGCACCGCCGCCGTGGCGGTGATCTGGCCGTACTGGGCCTTCTGGGCCGGGCTCATCGAGCCCTCGCCGTCAGCGAGGCCGACGCCGCCGTTCATCTCCGTCTGCAGGTGTGCCAGCTCGGTGCGGGCGTAGGCAACAAAGTTCTGGACGTTGGCGATGGCAGCGCTGGTGTCAGCGTCCACCGGAGCCACATAGGTGTCGTTGGTGATCGCCAGCAGGAGGTTTTCAATTTCCCTCGCCTTGTCGGAGGCAGGGTTGGTCACGGCGTCCATCACCACGTCGTAGGGCATTCCGGTGATCTGGACCAGCGCGTTCACGAGGACATCGAGCTGTGTCTCCAGATCGGTGGAGTTGACGCCGAGCTTGACGCTGATGTCGCCGTTGGATGCGAGCCAGTTCTTGACCAGGTTCATGGAGTTGGTGGTCGAGCTGACAACCTGCGCCTGATCCACGGTCACGGGCACACTGACCGGGCTGCCTCCGATGATGGCCTCGAACTTGGCGCGGGTCTGCTCGGCCAGCTGCTCGACGTAGGAGGTGTCCCCGCCGTAGGCGCGGATTTCCTTGACGAGGCCCTGCACGAAATCTGCGTAGCCCTGCGCCGCTTCCTGCGCAGACAGCTGATCGGTTTCCTTCAGCTGGTTGTAGTAGTCCCTCGCCTTGCTCAGTGCATCCTGGAAGTTCTGGATGTTATCGCGCCCGCCCTCGGACATGGGGGAGTACGACTGCGACTTCTGCAGCCCCTCACCGATGTTGGCGAGGGCCGACTGCAGGGCAGCCTCGGAGTTGATGGTGCCGAAGACCTCATCGTTGAGTGCCTTCAGGGCATCGGTCATCTTGTCGATGTCCGTGGCGCCGTCCTCGAACTCGCTTGCCGCGTCGTTGACGCCCTTGCCGGCCAGCGGGGCAGCTGCCGCTACGTCCTTCAGTCCCTTGGCAGCGGTGCTTTCCGAGTTGGCCATTTCCGTGGCCACGCGGCCCAGCCAGCCGTAGGCGTCGGTCTTGAACTTGTCGAAGCCGGCCTTGCCCTTCAGCTCCTCCATCTTGGCCTTGAACTTCTCAGCTGAGTCGGTGCCGCCGGCAACGGCGTCCACGATGTCGTTGAAGTTCACGTCCACCGAGCGCGCCACCTCGGTGACGCTCTGGCCGAGCTTGTGGAAGGCGATGTCGCCCTCGGTGATGGAGAGCTGGACCTTGCGGTTGTTCAGCGCCTCCGCGACGGAGCGGCGTCCCGCGTCCGCACCCTGCTGCATGGCATCGGCAATGGACTTGCCTGCCTGCTCGGCCTCAATCGAGGCGTTGATGAATCCGCCTACCAGCACGGCCAGCGCGCCGACAGCGATACCGATGGGGCCACCCGCCATGCCCAGCAGCGCGGAGCCGGCGCCCTTGATGCCGCCCGTGGCCCTGCCGGTTGAGGTTGCGAGGACACCGAAGGAGCCGGCGGCGCCGGAGCGCAGCTGGGCCGAGGTGGTGGTGGAGGCAATCATCAGCGCGCGGTTAGCGCCCACCTGCTCCAGCAAGGCGCGGGACTGCTGCTCGGTGGCGCCCTTGGCGATGAGCATGGTCTGGGCCAGCGTGCGTACCTGGTTGCCCAGCGCCAGCCCGCCGCCCATGCCGCGAGCGGCAGCCTGCTGGAAGCCGATCATGCCGGCCATCACGAAAGCCTGCGCGGCCTTGAAGCTGAGGAACAGTGCCGTCACCGAGGCAATGGCCATCAGCACCTGGAGCAGCTTCCCGATGGGGGTGATGCTCCCGTCAGCGTTCTCGGAGATAGACCGGAGCCCGATGGCCACGTTCTTCGCCATGTCCACGAACAGGCCCAGAGGGGCCAGCGCCCCGCCGCCGAGGGTGTCCCCGAGGTTCTTCCAGGCGTTGGACATTTCGGTCAGGTGGGCAACGATGGTCTCGAAGACCGGCTTCGACATCTCGTTCAGGGCGGTGCCCTCTTTGAAGCCCTCGTTGGCGTAGCCCATGGACTTCACCAGCACGTCGTTGCCGACAGCGAGCTTGGTCAGGGCGTCCGAGACGCGGAGTTCCTTGATGCCGAGGTCATCGAGCGTGGTGGTCAGCTCGCCGTTCTTCTGCAGGGTGGTGTTCAGCCCTGCAATCATGTCCGTGAAGAACTTGGAGGAGTCGGTCTTCCACAGGGTGGCAGCCTGATCGCCCGTGATGCCCAACAGCTTGCCGTACTTCTCCAGCCGGGGTGAGCCCTCGGCCACGTCACGGTTGATGTTGGCGAACACCTTGGTCAGCGCGCCTCGGGCAAGTTCCGGGCGGACGCGGACAGAGGCGAGGGCAGCCGAGAGGCCGGTGACCTCAGATGCGCTCATGCCGGCGGCGGCGCCCAGGGGGCCGATCTGGTTCAGCATGGCGGCGATTTCGGGATCAGTCGCCACGGTCTTGGCTCCGACGTAGGCGATGGCTGCGCCAACCCGCTCGAAGAAGTCCGGGAATTTCTGCACGTCCTCGCTGAAGGAGGTCTCCATGCGCCCGAACAGGGTGGCTCCGGTATCAGCCGAGATGCCGGTGACGGCCACAAACTTGGCCGTGGTCTCGGTGAAGGCTGCCAGCTTGTCGTTGGCCACACCCATCTGGGCGCCGAGCTGGGTGATGCGGGTGAGGTCATCGAAGGCCACCGGCATGTCCGTGGCCAGGTCTTTGAGCGAGTCCTTCATGGCGGTCGCTTCTTTCGAGGACTGCTGGAACTCCTCGTTGACGCGAATGACCTGAGCGAAGTCCTTCTGGTACGCGGCAGAGACGGCGGCGGTGGCAGCCGGGATCGCCAGCAGGCCAGCCGAGATGACACCGTAGGTGGCCCCAACGTCGTACATCAGGTAGCGCGAGTTGGACATCGAATCGTGCATGTTGGTCTGCGCGGCGGCAGCCCGCTGGGTGGCCGTGGCGTGGCGCTCTGTGGCCAACGTGGCGCGCGTGGTGGACTCGGCGGTGCGCGCGGTGGCGAGCCCGGCCTGTGCCGTCGCGCGGCCAGCCTGTGCTTCCTGGTTGGCCTTGCGCGCCAGCGTCTCGCCCACCTTGGCGTCAGCTGTGTTGCGGATACCTGCAGCGCGGGCGGCTGCGATGTCCGCCTGCGCGGTCTCCTTGGTGGCGGCAGCAGCCGTGCGCTGGGTCGCCACGAGCTTGGTGAACTGCTGGGCAATGAGAACGATGTTCTGCTTGCCGGCCTTGATGATGCCATCAAGCTCTTTGAGCTGTTCGCCTGTGTTCTTGACCTCCTTGCGGAGAGCAACCAGACCGTCCCTGGCATCCTTGGTGGAGATTTCCACTTTGGCGTCAAACGCACCAGCCACAATTCACCACCAATTCCCTAGATTCTGTTGCCATTCTATCAGTTTGGCTATTTACAAATCTGGAGAAAAAGAGTAAAGCACCAATCCCTACAGATGTGGGGATTGGTGCTTCTCTTACTGCTGGCCGGTTTCCTTGGCCCGACGCTTCATCTCGCGCTCATGCTCGGCTGCGTGCTCCTTGGCCAAGCGCTCGAAGTAGTCCCTGCGGGAGGGTAGCTTCTCGGCCACATCCTCAGCCGGCACAGCGTAGACCACCTGGGATTCCCCGGGCTTCCGGTCCTTGTGCTCCGGCCCGGAGGTCTCCTTGTGCTGGCAGCCGAAGCAGGTGATGGTCTTCAGCTTGTACTCAATCTCAGAACTGGAGGAGTACGCCCACCAGCTGGGCACACCACACTGCTGGCATTTCTCGGCCAGCAGTGTTTCCACCGCGTGGGCGAAGTTGTAGTCAGCCGGGTGAGGCTTGCGAGGGTCTTTCGCCTGCCGGATGACTGCCGTTGGTGACCAGCCCCATTCCTTGGCCGTGAGAACCATCGAGACGTACTCGCGGTTCCTCGGCCAAGTTAGGGCCTCGACAAAAAATCTGCGTCCTGCTCGACCGCGATGTGGAACAGATTGTTGGCGAAGGTCAGCTGCTGCACGAGGTTCTTGATCTTGTCGTACTCGGACTCCAGGTAGGTGTCGAAGATGTGCTTGACATCATCGACCTTCCAGACGTTGGTGTCCTCGGCGCCGTCGTGCTTGCGGACCACCTTGGTGATGGCCGAGGCGATGGTGTCATGGTTCACCGAGTCGTTGCGCTCGATGTTCCGCTCGTGGACCTCCAGCTCGTACTCCTCCTCACCGTCTTCGGTGTTGGGGAAGTTCTTCCGGGCCGGCGGCTTGATTTCCTTGCGCCACTTCTTGTGGATGAGCCGCCACTGCGCGGGGGCGAGCCCTCGGAGGTGGAAGGTCAGCACGGTGCCCTGGAGGGCTTCGAGCAGGCCGGGCACCTTGGCCTCCAGCTCCTCGGCTGCCGCGTTGGCCTCGGCGTAGTCGGGGGCCTCGGTGCCGTCGCCATCGTAGGGCTCGGCCTCCACGCCCTGATCGGCTGCGGCCTCCTCGCGCTTCTGCTTGGCGAAGCGCTCCTTGATGGAGTCCGCCAGGAAGCGCGCCTGCGCCGCGTCGTGGACGGCGATGTTCAGCTCGTGCGCCAGCTTGGCGTCCGAGTACACGTCGATCTTGTCCTGCGGGTAGGTGGCCCCGGTGACGGCCCTGCGGGCGTCGAAGGACTTCTCGGACTTCAGACCTTCTGCGATTTCTGCTGCTGCTTCAATGCTCATTCGGACGGTGCTCCTGAAAATAGTAGTGGCCCCATACCTTGGTAGGTATGAGGCCAATACTATCAAACTACCTAGTAAGGACTAGGCAACGCAGGTGACGTTGGGATAAGCCTCGCCAGCCTTCAGGAACTCCACCTCGATCATCACGGGGGTCTCTCCCGCGTCACCTTCGATGGTCCGGTAGATGTCGTTCTTGAACTTGAACGTCGAAACGATGTCGCCTTCAGCCACCGGCACGTCGGCCTTGGGGCCGTAGCGCGAGACCAGCCAGCCGGTGACGTAGGGCACCTTGAACAGGTTCAGGACCGTGGTGAAGACCGTGGCCGGAACCGGGAGCAGCTGGGTGCCGGTGCCCAGCTCATCGCGGAAGAACTGCAACTTGCCTTCGTAGTTCTTCAGCGTCGGGGTCTCGACGTTGCCCTCATCCTCGACGGTCTTGGAGTTGTCCGTGTTGGAATCGCTCATCTTCAGCGTGTAGCCGGTGACGAGCGCGGGGGAGACGCGGGTGCCGGCGTTGATCTGTGCGGCGCTGGGGTTCTCGCCGTCAGTCAGGCCCAGCTCGGGAATCCAGAAGACCGCGATGCGCTTCTGGTTGACCATCTTGTGTGAAGACATTGTTCAGGACTCCTTACGCCACGAGGGCTTTGTCGAGTTCCATGCGGCCCTGCTGCAGGAACTTGGTGGAAAACTGGATCAGGTCATCATCAATGGTGTCCTGGGGCTCATCGGCGGTGACCTTGAAGCTGTCCACGATCTGGCCCACGGCCAGCGGGACCGAGCGGGAGATGGCCGAGCGCCGCACGAGGTAGCCCGTCCGGCGTCCGTTCTTGAAGAAGCCGAACGCGCGAGCGAACGCGGAAGCGGTCTCGGCCAGATCGCCTTCGCGGAAGAAGGTCAGAGCCGCCTCGTAGTTGTACCGCACCGGGGTCTCGGACTCGGCATCCTCGCAGATGGTCCGCTTGGTGTTCACGTCCGACTTGGTGGGGTTCAGCGTGTAGCCGGAACCGATGGAGCACGAGATGTCGGTGGCTGCCGTGAACAGTGCCAGGGACGGAGCCAGAGGATCGTAGTCCGGGTCTTCGATGAAGTGAATAAGCGTCTTGCCAGAAATGAGCTTGCCCATTTAGTTGCCACCTTCCTTTTCTGCCTCAGAAGGCTTGGGAGCCGCCTCGGACTTGTGTGCCGGGGTGATGTATTCCCCGAACATTTTCTTTTCGATGCCTCGCTGGCGCTGCACCATCGACGCCTCGGAAACCTCCTGAAGGTCAGGATAGATTTCCAGGTAGGTGCGCGGGACTACCTGCACCAGTTTCGTCTTGTTGTGCTTTGCAATGACTGTCAGGCTTTCAGACACGCTAAACTCCAATCGCTTTATTCCAGTTTATCAGCAAGGCAATTCCGTGCTGGGCTAAGGGTTTATCAGGTAACGGTAGGACTGTGTGGCGGAAAAGCGCGTCGGCTGCCCGAGAGTAGAAATCTCCCCGATGCCGGCGAAAAATGCCGGGCCAACCTCGCCGCAATGCGCCGGCTCGAATCCGATGATCTTTCCCCACGCGATGGAATGCACCTGCCGCGCCGCGTCATCATCCCCGGCGATGCCGTAGGTGGAGAACCCCTGGATGAAGGAATCCTCGGTGGCGCCGATGATGCCGTTGACCTTCTTGGGCGGCTTGGTCAGGCCGGCGAAGGCCACCACGAGGTGCGGCTTGATCTTGCCGTAGGCGTCCATCGGTATGGCTGCGCCGTCCGGCACACTGCCCTCGAAGACTTCGATGAAGGGGAGGGTGCGGAAGTGGGCCAGAATTTCCTGCTGGGAGGTGTATGGGTTGATGGTCATTGGACTTTGATGCCCCAGCCTTTCAGTGTGTCTTTGATGGCGTGCTGTCCGTTCATGAGGGCGTTCATCGGGGTGATGACCTTCTCCCCGAGGTTCCCGCCGTCGTTCTGGATCAGGAAGTATTTCTCCTTGATGCGGAGCCAGCCCACCCGGATGGTGGTGGTGTTGCCGTTGCGGCGCACATCGACATCGAGGGCCTGGTTCATCTGGAAGGTCCAGTTGCGGTTCGGCTTCCCGGGGGAGAGCGAGGAGGGCGTGTTGTCGATGGTCCACCGCGCTGCTTCGAGGCCCGCGACTCCGGCCTCCAGCGCTGCTTCCTCGACATCGGCCATCATGCCCTTCTCGGCCTGCAGGACGTGCTGGAACAGCCCATCTGTCAGCGCCTTGTGCCCGAGGAGCCCGGCCATTATGCGCCGTCCTGCTTGGCGTTGAAGCCGCAGTGCAGGACGTAGGCCCAGTCCTCCGTGGCGCCGAACCAGCCACGGACAAACAGCCGCTCGCCCAGGATCATGTCGTTGCCCTCGGAGTCGGTGGCCAGGATGGTCACCATGTCGTTGGACTGCCAGCGCAGGTCTGCCGGCGCCGGCTCGGCCTCGTTGCCATCGAAGGGCAGCATCAGCTGGGTCATCTGGTTGTCCGCTGCGTCCGATACGAACTCGCGGCGCGTGGGGCGGGCGATGCGGTCAATGTTGGCCCGGCCCAGATACAGCAGCTGGGGCACACCACCCTCGTAGGCGCCGATGGCTTGGTTCCACTTGGCCGTGGTGGCGCTCACGCGCTCGATCTTCACCCGGCCAGTCATGGCCGAGTTGATGACGGGCATATGGTGCTCGGCCCACCCGTCCGGGAAGACGGATGTTCCTAAGCCCACAGCGAGCCCCCGTGGATTGCCTCGAACTGATCGAACGGGGTCACCGGGTCAGAGAAGTCCACAACGAGGAACGTGCCGTCAGCCGCGTCCGAAGTCTCCTGGACCCGGTTGCCCCGGGCGCGGAGGTCTTGCGCGAGCAGGCGCATGGCGTTGGCCACGGCGGGGCCATCGGTCTGCAGATTCTCCTTGCGGATTTTCTTGGAGACCATGGCCTCATTTGCCGCGAGGGCCGTGATCGCGTCGGCGGCGGCATGAAATACATTTCCTGAATTGATGGAAAGGTAGCCGGTGATGAATGCGTCCGAGAAGTAATACTCGCCGGGCGCCGTGGGGTTCATCGGATCGCGCCGGAGCTGCGTGTCAGAAATGAGGAGACGCACCTGCCCAACAGGTGTCTCTGGGTCCAGGGGATTTGCGTCTTCAGCCATAGACCAATTCTACCGGAATGCAAAACGGCCCCGGCTATTACCGGGGAGCAGCCGATAAAAGCCGGGGCCGTCCACCACACTACCGGAGGAGTAGCACCACAATTCAATAGTACAGCATTCTGAATTTGGCCGGGAATGGCAGAAGCCCCGCCAGGCGATAAACACCGGCGGGGCTTCTTCGGTCAGAACTAGGGGACGATGTACTGGCTCGGGGCTGCGGTAGCCTCGGCGCCAGTGGAGGCCAGCAGGCCCTGACCGTTGAGGAACGCGCCGGCCACAACGTGGCGGACGCGGTACTCGCCCGTGTCGTTCAGCAGCGAACCTTCAGTGCCCGGAACAGCGCCGCCACCGAGGTAGTTGCCACCCGTGCCGGAGATGCGAAGCTCGGGAGCCTCGTGGTTCTGCAGGAAGGCGACACCGATGGAATCGCGGGTGCCGTCCTTGCCGCCATCCGGCACCAGGTACCAGGTGGTGGCCGCGTTGCCGGTCTGGTCGATCTGCTGCAGCCAGTCCGTCGCGGTCAGAGCCACGTCGGAGTTGGTGGTGCCGGCCTTGATTTCGCTGGTGTTGTTCGCGTTGCGGATCGTCAGTTCCTTGACGGAGAGCAGGTATTCGGCCTGATCCTTCATGGAGGTCGGAACGATGAGGCGGAACTTGGGGACCGTCACAAAGCGTCCGTTGACCTTGCGGGCACGGATGGCCTTCTTGGCGAGAGCCAGGGAGTCCAGCGACAGCTTGTACTGCTTGTCGAACAGGCTGCCAGCGTTCAGGTTGCCGTTGCCGGCAGAGAACGTCGCGGAGTTCGGGCCACCAGCCGAGGCGAGGATGCCGTAGGCTTCCGTGTCCTCAGTGTTGGAGGCAAGCTCCAGCATCTTGGTGGGGATGGACTTGATGAGGTTCCACTCATCGTTGATGACCATTTCCCAGGTGAACGGGAACCGCGCGCCTTCCTTGTAGAGCATGATGCCCGACGCGGAGGTGGTGAAGCCGAAGGAGGGGTACTCCGTGCCTTCAGGGACGCGGGGGAGGGACTGCGGCTTGGTCTTGGCGCCGCCGTTCTCGTCCAGGTTGGTGTTGTCATCGAAGTTGAACTCGCGGAACCACTGCGGCTTGAAGTCGTTGAACTTCAGTTCGACGGCGAAGTCCTTCCACGTCTGCACGCGCTGGGCGTACTGAGCTTTGAGCTTCTGGGAGACGCCGATGCCGAACGCGGCGGCGAGGTCCGAGCTGGAGAAGGATTCCGTGATGTACGCGGTGCCGTCCACGAGGGCCTTGACGCGGCCCTGCGCGGTGCGGTCGCCGTTGAGTGCAGCGCCGAAAACCTTGCCGGCTTCTGCAACGTTCTGGATAGTCATTTCAGCCTTCCTTATGCCGCGTCTGCGGCGATGCCGTTGTTGAGAATCTTGACCAGCACCGGGCCAGCCGGAGCGGTCTTGACGCGGAGGGCCACGCCAAACAGCTTCGAGCCGGCGGCAAGGGTCGTGGTCAGGGTGTTGTCGGCCTTGATGTAGACCGGACCACCGACAGTCGTGGCTCCGGTGACCGTCAGGAGCGCGGAGCCCTTCAGAGCAACGGAAGCGAAGCCGGGCTCGTTGCCGGAGGCAGAGCCGGAAGGCTGGGTGAGGGAGGCGCCGGCACCGAGGGTGATGGTCTCCGTGACGGAGGCCTCAGCGGTAACGGTGACTGCGTTGAGGATGCCGATGCGCAGCGGGACACCGGACTTGGTGCCCGTGGGCACCGGAAGGGAAATGTAATCCGCTTCCTTGAAAACTGAGTTCTTCATTGTGACGCCTTTCGGTAGCCGTACCTATTTACTAGTGTACGGCATTTGGAAAAAAGAGTAATTGAGTAAAGCGTGGCCGAGATTGTGTGCCCGTGAAATCCTTCATGAGGCACACAACCCGGCCTACTGCATTGCCCGAAAGCCGTCTGCAGCGGACGAGATTCAGACCACCACCTAGTTAGTCACCGAACATGGTGGCGCCGATTTTGGCGCCTGCTGCTTCCTGAAGTTCCTCGGAGCCGTTGCCCCGAAATTCCTTGCCGGATTCCTCAACGATGGTTTCCAGGTACTTCTTCTCGGCGGAAATGGCTTCCGCGAGTTCGGTCCCGGATTCCACAGCTGCGATGACCTTGGCGTGGGCTGCCTTGGGCAGCTCGGCCTCGACCAGCGCGCCGGCAATCTCGGCTGCGGACGGTGCCTTGGGCTCCCCGGCCTTCTGGGCTTCCACCAGGGCTGCCTCCTTGTCGGCGTCTTCCTTGGTCTTGGCCTCGACCAGGGTGTTGACTGCTTCGGCGGTCTTGTTCGTCGTCTCGATGAGAGCGCTCAGAGCCGCTTCGAGTTCCTTGTCCATCTTGATGGGTTCCTTTTCTTCTAGGGGCTCTGCACCACTCTCGGATGCAGAAATCTGGTTGCGGGCGGATTCCAGCATTTCGCCAAACTGGCCACCGGCCCCGCCCTGGGTCACGATGTCCACCGAATGCACGGCGACAAATTTCTTCAGCTCCATGCCGTTGGTGCCTTCAACCATTTCGCCGGCAGCCCGGATCGAAATGTCAATCAGGCCGGCCTCGGCCAATTCCTTGATGCGCTCGCGCTCGGACTCGACAATCGTGAGGTTGGCCCACAAATCCTTGCCGTCGTATTCGGCGGACTCGGAAAGGTAGCCAACGATGTCGTCAATGCTGCGCTCGGGGCGATTCCACTTTTCATCGGCGGAAGGGTGGTTCTTGAAGCTGCGGACGCCCTTGCCGAACAAATGCTTCCCGGCCTCTACTACCTCTTTGGGGTAATAGGCCGAGGTGCCCTGACGGTCGCCTTCGATGATTTTGATGCGCCAGGTTTTGCCTGTCAGTTCAGCGGGCTGTAGTTTCCGCGCCTCGCTGATTTCTGTAACAGTCATTGGGAATCTCCATTCGTCTATTCCATATTACCAGTTTGATTTTCTGGGGCTCTTGGAATAAACACCAAGGCAGTGAGCGCCCTACTTCCCGGCGCTCACCGCTTGGCCTGCTGCGCGTCCTTGCGGTACGAGTTGTCGCCGTTGGAGGGGGCGGTGGAGGCGTCCTTCTTGACCTTCGGCGCCTTGCCGCCCGCCGGCAGGGCCGCAGGTCCGGGCTTGCCCGGGACGCCGCCGGCAGGGTTTTCCTTGGCCAGCTTCTCTGCGTGCTGGGCAGCCAGCTCGGCCTGCTTCTCTGCCTGCTTGGCCGCGAGGATCAGGTTGCCCAGCTCCTCCTCGGTCGGAACCTTCTCGGGATCGTAGTCCAGATCGAGCACCTTGCAGACCAGAGCACGCATCTCCTTGTCACCGAACAGGTTCAGCGGGAGCAGGGAGACAATCGACTGAATCTGGCGGTAAACGGCCTCCTCCTCGATCTTCTCGAAGGACACCTTCACCTCGAAGCCGAGGTAGTTGAAGATCGACTCGAAGAACATGACGTGCTCGGACTGGCGAGCCCTCATGACCTTCTCGTTGGAGCTGCCCAGCGTCTCGGCAGAGGCGCGGTTGGCGTTGCCGGCGTCGGCGGTCAGCTCGTTGAGCGGCACGTTCAGGCCGGCGGCGACGTAGCCCGCCAGCGGCAGGCCGGCCTCGAAGTCCACGGAGCCGCCCGTGCGGCCCACCGAGGAGATGGTGGAACCCATGCCGGTGACGGCGGTGGCGCCCACGGACTGGGGCTGGCCGGTCAGCGGATCGGTGCTCGGCGCGGAGCCGACCTTGGTGGCCGCTGCCTTGGCGTTGGCCGCTGTCGGCGTGGCTACCTTCCAGGCGAACCGCGAGTAGGCCTTCACCAGCGTGGCCTGGCACTCCAGGAACTCCTTGTGGGCCTTGGCCCAGAAGATCACGCTGAGGAGGTCAGGGACGCCCCACTTCCACCCGGTCTGCTTGTTGACGCTGTGCGCCGCGATGCGGGAGTCCTGATTGACCTTCTTGCCCTTGAACTGCCGGGGAAGCCTGCCGTACTCCTCGGCGTCGTAATCGACGGCGGGGTAGTATTCGACGTTCTCCTTCTCCACTTCCTCCAGCGTGGTGGCCTTGGTGGTGATGGTCTTCCACTCCCGCCTGTAGAACCAGATTTCCTCGGAGTTGTCCGGGTTGGAGACCGTGCCGGTGATCTGGCGCATGGGCACACGGGCCACAGAGCCGTTGGTGGACTTGGGGCCGGGCTTGGTCACCAGCAGGAAGAAGTTGCCGTCCGTGGCAAGGCAGTTCTCCATCTCCTCCTGGGCCTTGTCTGAGAGGAGGTACTTCTGGTTGACGGCAGACTTGACGAACGCTGTCTGCTTCTCCAGCCCCTCCAGCTTGATGCCGTTGCCCCAGATGTAGGCGTGGCGCACCGCGAGGCCGCGCTTGATGATGGGGTTGATGACCGCCAGCGCGCGAGTGACCTGGGTGTAGCCCTTGATGGCCGACAGCGGGAGCTCGTTCATGTCCGCGTCTTCGCCCAGCGGGCGCCAGCCGATGTTGTCCAGCGCGAGCTGCACGTCGGCCAGCGACTCGGCCAGCTCGTTCACCTTGCCGGCCAGCGCGGCGTTGGCTGCCTGCGTTTCCAGCAGCTCGGCCATCGGTGTTCCAGCCGACTCCGAGAATGTCATTGCCACTCGCTGGCGCGGTGCGCGTTTCCTGGACATGAAACTCCTAAAGTCAATGGCTGAATGGACAGCACTCAGTCCATTCTATCAACTGGTGCTTTATTGCTTTTTGCGCACCAAAACAGCAAATCAGTAAGGACTAATGCTGGTTTCGTAGGCGAACAGGAAATCCTCGGGCATGGTCTCGAATTGCGTGCCGGCCTCCAGCTTGTGGACGGCATTTTTCGGATCGAAGCCCAAGTTCATCTGGGCATAGGCGGCGGCGTCGGCGTAGTCAGGGGATTTGCCGGTCTTGGCCCGGATTTCCTCTTTCGACGCCACCTGCAGGGCGCTCCGGGTGTTCTTGAAGTGGTATTCCAGATCGCCCAGTTCCTTGATGAGTTCGGTGTCCGCCTCATCAATATCCACCCGGCCATTCAGCATGTCCTCGCGCAGGGTGTCGTACATCTGGGCGCGGCGGTTCAGCCATTTGTCGTTGTCATCCGAGGCCGCGTTGCCGATGATGCCGATGGTCTCGAAGCGGCCCTCGGACTTGTTGGTCACCATCTCGTAGACGCCGGCACCGATGCCCACGCCGTCGATCCTGACCTCATCCACAAAGTTGTCGTGGGCCAAGGTCACCACGCGCGCGGCGGTCTCGGTCAGGGTGGTCTTGTTCCACTTGTCCAGGAATCGGAGCACGCCGTCCTGGTAGATGTAGACCACCGTGTAGTCGCCGCCCATGCGGGCCACGTCCACGCCGAGGCGCGGCTTGGAGTCCTGCCGGTGGACCAGCTCTGTCACGCGGCCCATGGTCAGGGTGCCCTCGGGGAACAGCGCGTTGGTGCCGTCCATCGAGAACTCGCCCAGCACCTTGGAGCGGAAGCGCGGGGAGTCCTCGCCCCACTCCTTCTTGCGGTCCTCGATCCACTGCAGCGTCACCAGACCGCCGGAGGCCTCCTCCGGGAAGTCCTCGCCCGTGACGTTGGGGGAGTCGTAGGAGTTGATCGTGATTTTGTGCCAGGTGTCGTTGTTGGTCTTCCAGATGGCGCCGAACGGGGTGTTCACGTCATCGGGGTTGCCGATGGCCAGCGCGGCATCGTACTTGCCTGTGGTGATGGCCGAGACGGCGGTGAAGATGGTCTCGGGGATACCGCAGGACTCATCGAGGACCGCGAGCACACCCTGCCGGCGGTGGATGCCCTGGAAGGCGTGCTCGTTGGTGTTCGAGGGCTTGCGCCCGAAGGCGCGCTTGACCCGCAGCTCGGACTTCCACTCATCATCGAGGGAGATGTCGCCCGGGAGCTTGCCCTTCATCCGGTGGTCGCGCAGGTACTCCCAGATGATGCCCAGCTGGGGCTGCGTGGGCGCCGTGGTGACCGCGATGGAGTCCAAGTCCTTGCGGGTGTCCACCCACCACGCCACGATGATGGACGCGACAAAGGACTTGCCGACGCCGTGGCCGGACTTGACCGCCACGCGCTTGTACTTCAGCAGCGCCTGGGCAATCTCGATCTGCTTGGCCCAGAGCGTGTAGCCGAGCTTGTCCTTGGCCCAGAGGGCGATGTCGGTCTTGTAGCGCTCGTTGAGGGCGGCCTGCTCCAGCTCGGCGCTGGCAGCCCTCATCGCATCAAGAATGCTCATCTGCTCGTTCCTGCTCCAGCTTTGCCAGCACGGTCTCCCATGTGGCCCTGTCCTCGTAGATCACCCAGACGGCCTTCAGCAGGTTGACGATGAGGGTGTAGTGGGAGTCCGTGGCCGAGAACAGCCGGGTCTTCACTGCGGCCCAGTCAGGCTCCTGCCCGTCCCGGTCATAGAACAGGTCCAGAACGTCGGTCACGTCTTTGGTGTAGATGGTCTCTTTGGCGCTCATGCTTCTTCTACTCCCTCAGTCAGGGCGCGCTGCGCCTCGGTGGTGAACAGCTCTTGGAGGACGGGGCCGGTGAGCTGGCCCTGGATTTGCTTGATGGTCTTGCTGCTGGTCAGCACCTGCTCGATGTGCGCCTGCATTCCTGCGGAGATGGCGAAGATGGCCCGGAGGATGAGCTGCGTCTGGGCTTGGGTCAGCTCCAGCAGCTTGTCCTCGGCGTTGCGCTTGTTCTCCTTGTTGATGCCCTGCAGCTTGGCGATTTCCTGCAGCAGCTTGATGACCAGCTCGTAGTCCTCGGCGCGGTCGGCAAAGCGCAGGCGGTCATTGACCTGCGTGAGCAGCACTTCCAGGCGCAGTTCCTGGAGGACTGCCTGCTCCTCGGGCGGCATGATCGTGCGCGAGGTGATGAACTCTTTCCAGACGGTCACCACTTCTTCGACCTCGGCGCCCGTCTTCATGGCTATCTCCTCGAAGGAGTAGCCCTTGGTGCGCAGGGGGACAACTTTCGCCGTGAAGGCGTCCATTGTATTCAGATCATCGGCCATGTCAATAGCTTACTAGACCCAGACTTTTACACACCGATTCACACAGCCTGTGGAAAACAGGAAGGCCCCAGATGGTGGAAGTCATCTGGGGCCTCGCTGTGCAGGGTGAATAGGCCTGCGGTCCTTCTCATGGGGGGTTATGGGAACCCGTGAGGTGTGGTGGATTTGAACCACTGCGCCTCCTGGCTTTACGGGCCAGTGCGACGCCTGCGGGAGTTTACGGCTCCCGCACCCAGCCAAGCCGACCATCGCTGGGACACATCACCTCTCCAGAGGTTACTGCCCTCCGGCTAGAGCCAATCACGGCGGATTGGTTACCGCCCGTATGCTGCTCTAGTGGGGCCGGTGGAAGTCGAATCCACAACCAAGGGATCATCCCTTTGCTCTGCCATTGAGCTACGGCCCCCATCCACCTAGCCCCTTCTCGACTAGGGCACTCGCCTCGACCTTCGGTTTGCCGGGGTTTCACAATTTCGGTGGACTTTCCCCGGAGCTCCTTTTGATCGGTCACCCCGGGTACTGCTTGCGGCTGATCTTTCACAATCAGCCAATTCTGTCTAGGCCGCTTGCCGGCCCTCCTCGGTCGGAGTCGAGAGCCAGTGTGCGAAGACTTCGGCAGCCTCCTGGGTGGCCTGCTCTTTGGTCTTCGCCATCTTGCTCTCCTCCGTGTGCCTCGGTGTGTAAAAGCAAACCTACACCAGACCAAAATAAAGGGCAAGACCCTCTTGACGCCGGATTTAGAATGGCCTCATGAAGCCCCGCGCAGCCCTGTATTTACGCCAAAGCACCTACAAGGAGGAGTCAATCTCCTTGGAGCTCCAAGAGCAGGCCTGCCGGACCTATGCCGTCTCGCAGGGCTACGACGTGGTGGCCGTCGAGGCAGACCCCGGCATCTCCGGGCGCACCTGGAACCGTCCCGGCGTCCAGCGCGTCATGGACCTGGTGGAGGGCAAGCAGGCCGATGTCATCCTGCTCTGGAAGTGGAGCCGCCTCAGTCGCTCCCGGCTCGACTGGGCCGTGGCCGCTGACCGCGTGGAGACAGCCGGCGGGCGGATCGAGAGCGCCACCGAGGCCATCGACGTGTCCACCGCCACCGGACGGCTCGCGCGCGGGATGCTCACCGAGTTCGCCGCCTTCGAGTCGGAGAGGATCGGGGACACCTGGAGGGAGACGCACGCCCGCCGGCTGCGCAACGGGCTGCCCCACCACGGGCTGCCGCGCTTCGGCTACGCCTACACCAAGGCCGGCGGATATGTCCCTGACGAGGCCAGCGCCCCTGTCCTGCGCGAGCTCTACCTTCGCTTCACTGCCGGGGCAACGTTCAAGGAGCTGGCAGCCTACGCGGTCTCCGAGGGCTTCGAGCCGGAAGCCGGCTGGGGCCTGGGCACACTGAGGAGGATTCTGGACCGGGGCTTCGGCGCCGGGTACGTCTGGAGCAAGGGCGAGCTTATCCGGGGCGCCCACGAGGCGGTCATCTCCGAGGTCGAGTGGCTGCAGTACCGCGCCCGCCGTGACTCCCGGAGCACGCGGACCCGCGCCGAGGCCTCCGACTACGCCTACTCCGGGCTCCTGCGGTGCCACTGCGGAGGCAGCATGGGCGGCTCCACGGTCCAGAAGGCCAACGGGGTGCGCTACATGCGCTACGTCTGCACCAAGGCGCAGCAGAAGGGCAGCCACACGGCCACCACGGTGTCGGCGCCCTACGTCGAGAAGGCCGTTTTAGCATGGTTGAGCCATATCGCGGCGGAAATCAACTCCAAAGCCGCCGCCGTCGAGCCTCCCAAGGCCTCCGGCACGGAGCGCAAGGCGGGGCAGTTGCGCTCCGATCTGTCCAAAAACCAGACCCGGATCGACACCCTGACGGTCAAATACCTCGACGGCGAGGTCTCCACGGAGGTCTACGAGCGCCTGAAAGCCAAGCTGGCCGAGGAAAAATCGACAGCGGAAGCGCGTTTGAGGCTCCTGGAGGTCAACTCGACCGTGAAGCCGGCCCAGATCGTGCCCCAGCTGCTGGAATCCTGGGCGGCAATGCCGGCGAGGGTCAAACGGGAGATTCTGAGCCGGCTGGTCTCGAAAATCCAGCTCCACGACTGGGAAAACGGGCCATCCGGCGGCAAGAGGGCCATCACGGTCCATGCGGTCTGGGAGTAGCCAGTTTGAGTGCATCTGTGGACGTAGCTGCCTTCAAACTGACTACTTTTTGAGGGCAAAAGAAAACCAGCCCCTTGGCTAGGCCAGAGGGGGCTGGTGTTATCTTTCAAGGCTACGCTATTCGGGCTCCAGGTAGTGTTCGGGCATCCGGGACAGGAACTCGCCGGAGCGTTTTCGCATGAACTGGCGGAACAGGCTGTCGGGGAGGACGTAGTAGTCGCGCTGGGTGGACTGCTCGATCACCATAATGGTGCCACACTCGCCGTGCTCCATCCGGTGCCACACCTTGATGGCCCGGACGCGCTCACCGAGGGCGAAGCGGCGCTCATCGTCACGCCAGAGGCGCTTGCCCTCAGCGTAGACCGCCGATCTGTCCGTCCGGTGGCCCCTTGCGTCCCGAGGGACACCACCCGCGTCGATTTCGAGGGTGGTGTCGCCCCGTCTAAGCCGCTTCATTCCCCGAGTTTACAGGGCCTGAAGCCTCATGGACAGCCCTCAAACCGGCGTCATCGAGGTCTTCCAAGTCCCGGATCGTGAGCACTTTGGGCGCTGGGACCGCGTTCAGGATGTCCTGGAGGGTCATTTCTGGTCCTCCAGGTCCGTGATGTGCTTGGCGCAGTGCCCGCAGATGCGCCTGGAGCCGCTGGTCAGGTTGAAGTCCTCCGGGTTGCGGCTGAAGGGCTTGGCCGTCTCCTTGTCGTTGGCCCAGTCAGCGAACTGGAGCCGGAGGTTGGGTAAGCCTTGGTTGTCACGGCCCCGAATCCGCTTGCAAACAGGTGGTCCCCAGATGTACTGGCCCCAAAGACCGGAGCGCCGCCTGTCGGCGGGGACTGCGTGGATGATGAAGCCGTCCCTGGGGACTACCTGCAGGAAGCCGCTCATGCGGCTGCCCTCTGGTGCTTGCTGTGGATCGGCCTGTCATCGCCCCACCAGAGCACGGGGGACTCCAGCTGGATGAAGTGGGGGAAGTAGGGCTTGGCCGCTTCCTTGGCGATGGTGACGTGGGGGTTGAAGCCGAACTCCGAGGGGCTGACGATGCCGTAGGCCTGCAGCTGGCGGGTCAGCCAGTCATGTTCGCTTTGAAGGTCGGGGTGCTCGATGGTCAGAACGGGGACGTTCTTCTCCCTGCCGAACAGGTCAGGGCCGGTGACGCGGCAGGGGCCGGGATTCGGACCCATCCAGCGCAGAACGCGCTCGATGTGGTCCCGGCGGAAGGTGGTGGTCTCGGTGTCCCCGAGGAACAGCGCCGTACAGTGCAGCTGCTCATCGGTGCTCCCGAGGAACCATGCCGGCCAAACGATAGCGATTCCCGTGCTCATTTCTGCTGCTCCTTCTGCTCTGCTTCGTAACGCTGGCGGATTTCGAGGCCCACCTGGATGGGCATGGGGTCGGAGAAGTGGATGTCCTGGACGTAGAAGCCCAAGGCGTCAAGCTCCTCGCGGATTGCCTGTTGGTCCTTCCACGGGATGTTGGTGAGCTCGAAGAACTGCTCGCCCACCCCTGTGAGGCCGTTGGGAAGTGTCCAGCCGGCGCTCTTGGGGATGGTTCGGATGTAGGTCTTGGCTGGTGTGCCGATCATGCTGCTTGCTCCTTTGTGATAGTGGCGGTGATTTCCCGCATGATCTGCTTCCCCAAAAAGCGGGTGTAGGCAGGCGGAATCGCTTCCGCTATGGATTTCCGGTTGTCCGTCCAGTGGATGCCCATGGCCTCCTGCCACTGGGCGACACTGCCCTTGCCGCCGCCGTCGCCATACACAGCGAAATATGGCCCGTCGAACCACTCACCGTGGCGCCAACCTGCCACGCGGCCCCGGTGGGGCTGGTGGTCTATCGGCGTCGTTTTGAAGCCAGAGACCTCGAAGTACCTGTGCCGGAGGACGCCGAGCCCGAACATCTCGCCGCACAGAGTGAAGTCGCGGCGCAGGTCTGAGCCCTGGACGTTCTCGATCACGGTGGGCTTGTCCTGCTGCTTCAGCAGAGACCGGGTGGCAGGGATGAGGTTCAGGTAAACCTTGCCCTTGTTGGTGCCCTTGGTCAGCGCGCTGGACGCCTGGCAGGGCGGGCTCGCGTGGATTCCGGCGATGTCGGCCAGGGTCAGCACCTCGACGGTGCCGTCCGGGTGGGTGAACTCGATGCCCTTGCCTACGATGAGGAGCTGTAGCGCCATGATGGCGTCCCCCTGGTGGAAGGCCCCGGGGTAGTCCGGCTGCGGCTCGATGTCCACGCCGTAGGGCGCGAAGCCTGCCTGCTTGTAGCCCATTCCGGCGCCACCGGCGCCGCAGAACAGGTCGAGTATCTTGGGGGTCACGCTGCGTCCTCCTGGTGTGTTGGCACACCTGGGTGGGCCTCGGTGGGTGGGGCGGTTGCTGCCGCTCGCGCGGCGGGGATGGCGTTGAGTGCGGCGAGGTCGAAGCCCCGCCACCATTCGATGGGCTTGCCGTGGGAGGTGATGAGCACGATGGGGTACTCGCCGTCGCCGCCCACGTAGGGGAGGCCCCTGGCGTACTCGACCTCCAGCGGATCGTTCTTCGCGGTGTAGGTGCGGTAGGGCATCTTCAGCGCGTCGAGCGTGGCGATGGTGCGGTCCTCGTTCGGGCGGCGGGCGAAGTGGAGGAAGACTTCATAGGCCGGATCGACGGGAAGGAACCCGCCGCCGTGGCTGCCGCCCGGGTGGAACTGGTCAAGCCCCTCGCAGTCGTTGCAGAGCTCGCGGTCCCGGTGCTTCGGCAGGTCCACATCGCACCGCTTGCAGTAGCGGGACTCGGGGGCGCCGACTTCCGGCTCCGGCTGTGCCCACGGCCCCGAATCCCCTCTCATGGGTTCTCCTCCAGCACCATCTCCAGCGCTGCAACCCCGCCGGAGAAGGCAAGCGCCTGGGTGTTGTTCGCGCTTTTGTCCAGGTTGCCTTTCAGCGTGGCCAGCAGTACGCGGACCTGGCCCTCGGACATCATGGCCGCAGGCCCAGCCGGTCGAGCAACTGCCCGCCTGCGTTCTCCCAGATGACGCGGCCCTCCTCGTTGAGGCACCCGCCCATGAACGCGGCGTACTGGCCCTGCTCGACGGCGATGAGGTTGGCGGTGCGCTGCTCATCGGCCAGCCGGGCAGTCTCCCAGGCCACGGCGAGGGTGGCTTCGATCTGGGCGTTCTGGAGAGCGAAGGTCGAGGGCTGCTCCTCGCCGTGCTGCCAGTCCTGCGCGTTGGAGATGTGCGGGTTCTCGGTCACTTCCGGGCCTCCTTGTCGATGCCGGCGTTGATGATGAGCCCGCCCACCCAGGTGAGCAGCGAGCCGAGGGTCAGGGCCACGAGCGCTCCGTGCACGAGCATCAGCCCGGCGCCGAAGACCGTGTGGGCGCAGATGCCGAGCAGCACGGTCTCCAGGAAGTAGCTCCAGAGCTGGGTGCGGGTGACCTTGCGGGGCGCGGTCCTGTGGAAGCCGGCGGCGATGATGCGGTTGGCCAGGTTGAGGCGAACGCCCGGGGTGTAGGTGTATGCCTCATTGAAGATGGCAACGAGGGCTTCCTGCTCCTCGCCGCGCATGAACTGGGTGTCCGGCTGGTAGGGGATCACTTGCCGGCCTCCTGTGTGGTGTGGGCGGAATCAGCGAACAGTTCGAGCAGCCATGCGGGGGCGTTGTGGCCGTACTTGGTGTCCCAGCTCTGGTGCGCCGGGGTGCAGTACCGCTGGGTGCCCCGGTTCTGGCCAGGGGTGCCGTCCTTCTTCAGGATGTTGCCGTTGACGCTGATCTGCTCGATGGGCTGGCCGTGCCGCCATTCGGCGTAGGCGTGGGTGGGAATCCACAGCTTGCCGTGGTGGGTGTAGCCGTTGTAGGCCTCGGGCTCCCGGCCCTCGAAGTCGATGCTGCGCGAGTGGGTGTGGACCTCACGGGGGCTGTCACGGGTGATGTTCATGCGAACGCCGGCCCGTCTCCGCGCGTGAGCCCGCCCGTTGCCGGCGCCGGTTCGGTGCAGCAGTCCTTGGGGTTGAGCGTGATGTCCAGGCTGTAGCAGCCCTTGGCGATGGTCTGGATGTCCTGGACCACCACCTTGCCGTCGAGAATGAGGATGACCTGGGCCTCGATGGTGTCCTCATCGCTGGAGACCGTCGCCCGCGCACCCGGCGCTCCGAGCCGGTCATTGAGCTGGTCCCGCAGGGAGGTGGCCTCGGCCAGCGTGAGGTTCTGGGTGCTGGACATGTTGGCCGAGCTGCTGAGGGTGACCTTGAGGGGCTGGTCCCGGTCCTTCGCCCAGCGGTCGGCGTCGGTAACTACCGGCCCCGGGCGCTCGGGCTTCTCCTGCGCTGCGGGGAATGCCTTGACGTGCTCGATGCTCATTGCTCGCTCCTTGGTTGTGTGGGTGTGTAGGACCAGCGTAATACACATCAACCTAGTAAGGAAGACCCCGGGCGCCCGAAATGCGAAATTTCCCTTTTACTCGGTCCCATCCTCCCGCGCGCCCAGCTTGCCCTCTTTCAGCAGCTGGTGCTTGTGCCGGCGGTGGCGGCGTATCTGCTCGGTGTGCTTGGCCGGATCGTAGTAGCGCCCGTCCTTGCGGCGCTCGATGTAGGCAGCCTTGGCGGCGGCTTCCTTGGCCGGGTCCAGGATGAAGCCGATGAGCCGGCGCGAGACGCCGAAGTGGGTGGCGAGCTGGCGCTGGCTGGCTCCCTGGGCGTGCTGCTCGCGCACCTCCTCGCGCTGGGCGTCGGTGAGCTTGCGGCGGCGGTCATCGGCGGGCTGGATCGGGCCGGCCTTCTCTGATTTGTAGGGCATGGGAGAACTCTACACCGACGCCCCTGGGCGAAAAATGCACGCGCGATTTTTTGGGATCGGCCAAAACCAGAACGAGTTCATGGGGGAAAAACATGGGTCCGTCAGAGTATGTCGAACCGCGCCCCATTCCGGCCTTCGCCGGCGCCTCGAAACTGATTCAGTTGGGTGCTTGACTTTTGGTTCGGAGTCTGAAACTGCCCTCGACTCCCCTGCATACACACGCACAGGACTGCATGAAATTACATAGGCATATGCATGCATACGCATATGCCCAGGGCCCTGCCGGCACGGTACAAAGGGCAGTACAAACAGGGCAGGGAGATATGTAACGTTCAGTACACATGTGTTGCAAAAGTGCCCTGTTTCCGCAGCGTCTTAGTCTCTTGGGCCTGTTTTCGGTCCCTCGACTGCTCCACACACGCTGACGTGTGTATCAGTGTGTAGAAATTAGACAATGACTCACACAGACAGGCCTATCTGAAACACATTCGCGTCTTTGTAATACATGTCCACATTCGACACGCGCGACTGCGTGGGGAGCTCCCGCAGCACGCCTGCAGGCCTGCCCTGCGCTCCCCTGCGTGGCCTGTGTAAGGGCCCTGCAGGCTCCCCATGGGCTCCCAGGCAGTCAGCCTGTCTGCATGTCTGTGAAGGCCTGCGCAGCAGTCGCGGCCCTGCCCATGGGCAGCAGTTCCCGTGCTCCCCTGCTGCCTGCGCTCCCCTTGATGGGAGGCGCCGCAGCTGTCCACACAGGCGCCGCAGCACGCGCGCTGCACAGTGCCAAGCACGGGAGCAGGGACACAGGCCAGGGCCGCAGCAGGGACAGCAGGGCAGGCACACAGAAAAGCAGCGCTCCCCTGATTGGGGGAGCGCTGCTGTGTGGTTGCTGTCTGTGTGGTTGTTGGCTAGTCGCTAGGCGCCGCCATGCTGTGAAGCATCGAGTCGTTGACTACGCGCGTGCTGCCGTCGAGGTCGAGGCGCACAGGGTAGTAAGCAGTCTCATAAGGATTCTGCCGTAGCACGGTCCCTGCATATTGGCGGTCCCGAACCACAGGGCCCACAGTCGAGGCTGCTGCAGTGCCTACCCACACACGGGAGCCTGCCTTGATTTTCTGCGCCATGGCCTAGCCTTCCCAATCTTCATAGATAGCCTGCAGGGAGTCGTAAGCCTGTTCGAGCAGAGCCGCAGTGGGATACTCCGTAACAGACACAAAACCCTGCGAGTCTTCAGCAATTAGGAAGTTGCCCACCAGGGAGCTGCGGAACTGCTGCCCATCCTCGATGCTGTAGGCCTGCAGCTGCTCCCCAATCAGGGAAGTAAGTTCAGTGTTGGACAGCTGCACGTCTTCGACTGTGTTGGTCATTCTCCACACATACCCTGTGGGCGCCTCGACGTTCCCGAATGAATCGTTCGCCCAATCAGAAGTAGCCATGAAGTGAAGAATGTTGTCTTTGTCGCTGCTGTACTTGCCAAGCTGTGCCATGGTGTTTGGCCTTCCTGTGTGCCGGTGAGTGGAGGGTTGTTAGATGTCTTCGAGGTCGAGTCCAAAACGTGCTGCGCAGATACCTACCCAGCTGTCAAGCTCCCCATTGATGGCAGACAGCGCGCCGTCAGTGTAGTTCAGTGCTTCCCGAATGGCCTTTAGCGCAGGCTGCGCGATTCTTTCGGTGAAATAGCTATCTGCTGTGAAGTCTGGTTCTCCCTGCAGGCTCAATGCCTGCAGGTTCTCAATGGAACGAACAACCCAGCCATTGACGCCGTAGCCTCGACGTCCCTTGATGGTCAGGTAGTCCATATACCCGCGAATGACGTTTTCGCGCTGCTCGACGCCGTACCCGCCATGCTGCAGCGCGTAGTCTGCGGATTGTCCCTGGTACTTGTGCAGGAAGGCCATGGGCGAGTGATCCTGTCCAATAGGGAGCAGGTCGAGAGTGATAACGGCGCCGTGTGTTTCGAGCAGTGTAGCCATGATGTCTAAGTCTCCTGTGTCTGGTGTTTGGTGTTTGGTGCTGTGGTTGTCAGTTGACGCGCTTACCGTTGACGCGCTTACCACCTAGGCGCCGTTCGAGTTCGGCGTCAATGATGGCTGCGTCTTCTTCCGTGATGTCCAAAACTCTGTGCTCCCTGCCTGCCTTCAGAAGTGCCTGCTGCGCCATCATGTGGATCATCAGGCCATTCTGTCCGTAGTGTGCTGCCTGTGCTCTGACGTGCTCGACAAGTGATGCCATGGTCTCTACTTCCCTTCAGACAGTGCGAGCAGTTCGCGCGCCGTGTGGTTCGATTCTGCGATAGCTGCAGCTGTCTTGATGATGTCGCGCGGCACACAGTGGGACCAAGTGGGCCCTGTCCACTTGATGCCAAAACGAATCTCAGACAACCAAAACGTTACTCTGTTCAGGCTGACAGGCTCCCCCAAAAGCACGGCGTCGAGCTTGATGGTATCGAGCGTGATTTTCAAGGCCTGCTCTGCATTCATTGTGTGCTCCCTATTTCATGCCTGCTGTCTCTAAGCAAGACAATACACACTTTTAGGCGAGTGTGTAACCACTTTTCCCAAAAACAGGCTCAAAAAATTTTTTTGGTGACTGCGCCGGCGCAGGTGCTTAAAAAAATTTTGGGCCCTAGTCGGAGATGACCAGGGCCCAAAAGTGGGGAGTGTTAGGGAGCTGTCTAGGCCATCAGCGGCGCCATAAACAGGATGACAGCAATACAGGCCATGGCCACATGACGCAGCTTAGGAAGCATGTTCTAGCCTTCCAAGTGATACGTCAGAGTCGAAAGGTCGAGATTCGAGTTTTCGAGTGACTCACTGCGCGCGTCGAGCATCACAACGGCGCCATAGAGTGACTGACTCCCCATGGCCTCCGACACGCGGGTAAGCCAGGCTCCCAGCTCCCCATAACCACGGTCCCAAAATCCGGCGCCGTGATGGTTCCGTGTGAGACAGAAGTCATGCCCAAGCTGCGAAGCTGTCAGTGATTCGGGAAGTTCCCAGTATTTCAGGTACTCCCCCACCTGCTCTAGGAAGTTGTCAACATCAGCAGTGGCAGACTCCACTATGTCAGCGCGCAGTGACTCGACATCGAGCACAGAATCGAGCACGCCGTCAGAAGTCAGGCACTCCCCGCCATGTTCAGCGGTCCCTGTCATGAAGTCGAGCGTGCCTGTCCAGACCAGACACTCTAGGTATCCCTGCAGCACGGCTGCAGCGTCGAGAATTTCGTCAGTGTCTTCCCCGTTGTTTATCTCACTTCCCCAGCGTGCGTGCCACTCTCCCACGGGAGAATCAGAATCGAGTGCAAGCGTGTTGCCTTCCTGCAGCTGCTCTAGGACTGCTTCGCGCACGTAGTCATAGCCAAAATCGGTTAGGTCTTCTTCGAGCAGCACGCCGCATTCTGGGCAGTGGTTCGGGGAGTCTGTCCCGTTGTCTTCCCATGTGTAGCGCGGCGTCACTTCCTTATTCGCGGCGCCTGTGAACAGTTCAGCTGCGCAGGTGCTGCAGTACAGTTCCGAAAAGTCTTCGTCAGTGGTAACAACTGCGATATTGGTTAGATCATTCATGGCTGCGGCCCTTCAGTTTAGAAATTCAGTGATCCAAGCACCATCAGTGCAGCTGCTGCACTGAAGGCTAGTAGGTAGTCGAGGCGCCTGCACATTCTGGCAACCTGTGGGCTGTTCCAATAGTCGCGCGCTGCTGCGCGCTCGACTGCGGCCCTGTTCATGCCCTGCGGAGATTGGGAGCGTGTGCCACGCGGTCCCGATAGTCCACACGCTGCAGATCAGTCAGCGACTGCCATTCTGCAGCTGTCATCCCCCATGCTGCAGCGCAGTGCATATCTGCAGCTTCGACAACGGGAGCTTGGGGAGTCTTGCCAAGTGAGAGAAAAGACATTCTGTTTTCCTGCTTCCTGTGTTTGCGCGTGTGGTTGTAGGGACCACTGTTATGCACTGCTTTATCTATGTCAATACGCAGTTTTACCGAATTACCTACACAACTGCGCGCATGTGCATAAAGATTCGCGCGGGTATCCCAGGTGGGTATTAGGCAGGCCTTTACTTGAAGATTCAACGAAGTGCGCCGGCGAGGGTTGAAGCTTCAACCATCGCCCCGATTTCGGTTGAAGCTTCAACCGAGGGCCGGCGGCCGGCCCGGAGCCCGCCGGCGCCGAAGGGCTCCAGGGGGGTAAAGAACCCCCGCCGGCAAAAATGTGGGGCGATTTCCGGGCGATTCCGGCCAGGTAGCCACTACTCGAATCACAAGAATGTTGTTCATAGGTATGTACGCAGGTATTTTTCTGTGGCAAGCTACAGGGACAATCCACATCGAGCACGAGGAGTCTCAATGACCGCGAGCGTAGTAGACATCAACAGCCGGCGGCGGGGGAGCTACCAGACCGCCAGCGTCGAGCAGTTGCAGCAGGATGTGAAGGCCGAGTTGCAGGCCCAGAACAACACGGACGGCCCGGACGCCGGCCACAGCATCATCGTCCAGGACTTGCACGCACTGGCTGACGACATGATGATCCGTAGGCTGGCCCTGATCCACAAGCAGGAGGCCGACCGCAGGAGCTGGGCCACACAGGAGGAGGAAATGGCTGCCGAGCTGGAGGCCGCAGCATTCCTCGCCTTCCGATCGGGTGTGCCCGAGGAGGCCATCTACGACATCGACTTCACCCCGCTCTCCGATGCACTCAGCTCGGCAATTCGGAAGGTGGCCAGCGCATGAGCGGCGAGGTGGCGGATTTCTCCGTCCAGGATGAGAACGTCCTGCTCAACCTGGACCGGGCACACAAGGCCTTCGAGAAGGTGCAGGCAGAGTACGGAGAGGCCATGGACGCGGCCCGGGTCAAAGTCACCGAGCAGTACAACCCTCTGTTCTACGAGGCGCAGTCCGTGCTCTATGAGGCAATGGGCAAGGCTTCAAAGGCCGGTTTCTCCGACGCCCAGATGGCCCAGACCATGCAGTGCGGCGTTCACTAGGAGGCACACCCCCCTTGAAAAATTCGACGGAACCGCAAAAAACCGATTACTTATCCATGAAACGGATTGACACAGCCCATATTAATTTAGAAATGGCGAAAACCATTGATAAGTTGGTGCGGCTGTGAAAGTATCTACACACAGCACTACCAAGGAGTAACCACACACACACACACAACCAGATACAAGGAGCCGTTCGCATGAGCACCATGATCGAGTTACACAACAGGTGGAGGGGGTTCGCCGCTGACAGAGCAAAAGCACGTAAGGCAGTTGACCAGCAGATTGAGGCAAACAACGCAGAGATAGAGCGCCTGCGGCTGGAGAACATCAACCTCAACACCAGCTTCGCTGATAAGTGGTCCAAGGACAAAAAGGAGCTCCAGGAGGCCCGCGACAGGGCCGTCATGGACGCCATGGCCAGCGAAGACAAGGGAGGCCTCGGCTGGTCCGGCCAGGAAGTCCTACGGCAGCTGGGCTCGCGCAACACGGTCTGGATATACGACCTGCGCAAGCGCCTCGCCGCCGAGGGCCGGCTGCCCGAGACCGTGAACGAGAACAGCTCGGTCGAGCTGCTGAAGTCTGCATCGAAACGCAAGGCAGCAGCTCAGGCCCAGCAGCCAGCCTTCGGCCACGTCAAGTGGCTGCGGGACTCGGACCCCGAGCTTGCCGGCTGGTACATCTCCGATGACCTCACACTGGTCCGGCGCGAGCGTCGGGGCGGTGTCTGGTTCATCTGCGGCCCGCAGAACGAGTTCCTGGACGGCGACAAGGCCTTCTACGACTCCACGGACCCGGAGCTCATCAGCAAGCAGGCAGACCTGTTGATGGCGAGGTTGGAGGCAGCCTCCTGACAGCAAGCCCCACATACCGAGAAGCCCGCCCGCTGGCACCCAGAGACCAGCTGGCGGGCTTCTCTTTGTCTGCGCCTCACTAGGTTGGTACACCGGGACCGAAAAAATAAAGCTTGCACACCCTCGTGGGCGAGTGTACTGTCTGAGGTAAGGCACCACCAACCACATCGAGCAGGGAGCACCCAATGAGCAACACACACCGCGCAGCCATCCAGTCCTCGGTCCCGCCGAGGCTCACCCTCATCGCCTCCGGCCCCAAGGACTTCTGCCAGGACACGCTGACGCAGTGGGTCAAGGAACACCCGCTGGGCGAGTTCGAGACAGGGCTGGTCCTCGCAGTGGAGCAGCCCAAGGCCGAGGAGGACGAGGAGCTGATCGTCTACGGCTACTGCGTCGTGGACCGGGATGGCGATTTCATCTCGCCGTTCGAGAAGCAGCAGGATGCCATCGACTACGCCGCAGGGCAGAACAAGGACTGCAAGGACGCCGGCATCGACTGGGACTACAAGGTTGCAGCCATCGTGGATCAGGGAGGGCTGTAGAGATGGCGCAGCGGTTCGGGCCTTGGGATGACGCGGTGAACCGCGAGCTTCTGACCACCATCAAGACCATCGTGGCCAACTACCGCGCTGGCGACAGCGAGGACTACCTGGACGGCGAAGACGTAGTGGACGCCATCGCCTCGGCAATCAATGACGTTGAAGGGACTGATCTGTGATGGCACCGTACACAGACTGGGC